ATGACATATAAAGAATTTACAGAGTATAGAGACAAATTTGTTTCTGAGGCACTTGATATAAGTGACTCTAAATCAATTGAATACACAATAAGGGACTATAACCCCAAAACAGATGAAGCCTTTGTTGTGGATACCTGGATACGCCAGATTAGAAGCCTACCTATTTTTAGGCTAATGGATGACTCCAAGTTCAGACTGGCCAAAAGGATAGTCCACACCTTAATAGCCAAATATCCTCCTAAGGTAGCATGTGCCCCTGACTTTGAGTACCAGATAAGGGGTTGGTGCTGTGGAAGGGCTGATACTAAGAGACCAGTTGTTCACTTCACCTATGTTAAATTACCCTGGAGAGGTAATGGAATAGCCTTTGACCTAGTCCAGTCGGTAATAGGGGAATTGCATGAGAGCACCCCTTTGTACTTTACCTTTAAAACCAAAGCAATAGCAGACATGGCCTCTAAGAAGAAATGGCTAGTCTATAACCCTTTTTATGTGAAGGATGATATAATCGATGACGAAGAAGAAAATTAAGCAGGTTAGATTTGTTAATTCCCTCTCTGATGGAACATCTTTTTTCAGAGCCCCAGAGGATGGGACACTATCCATTGAGGACGGTTATGTTATTATAACCCCTCTGAGGAATCCTAAGTTCACCAGAATGATACCAATGGTCAATGTAGTGGAAATAATCGTTGAGTGACCAAGAGAGGCTCAAGAGGCAGGCTAGAATAACCCTCACCAAGAGGGTTAGCCTGCTAACTTCGCTCTTCCCAAGCCAGCTAGCAGCTATTAAAGACCCTACTCCGCAGAAGTGCATATGGACTACTAGAAGGGCTGGGAAGACCCACACTGTCCTGGTTGACTTCCTGTTTGATGGTATGTGTAAAGCTATGAGTAGATACGCTTTCATAGCCCTAACAAGGAACTCAGCGGAGGATATAGCTTGGCCAATCCTTAAAGAGATAAATCGTAAACATAACCTTAAATGCCATTTCCAAGAAGCCAAGTTGCGATGTACCCTACCCAATGGCTCCACTATTAAGCTATATGGTGCTGATAGAGATAAATTTCTAGATAGACTATATGGACAAAAGTTTAGGAAGATAGCCATTGATGAGGCAGCATTTTATAGCATAAACATCGAGACAATGGTGTATGACCACCTACTCCCATGCCTAGCAGGAGAAGGTGGCGAAATAGGCCAAATATATCTTATGAGCATCCCAGGAGTTACTCCTTTTGGGATGTTTTTTAACATCGTAAGAGACCTTCCGACGGATAAGCTCCTCCAGGGTGTAGAGGGTGGCATAAAGGGCTGGAGTGTTCATAGATGGACTACAGCAGACAATCCCTATGCTAGAGACGCTTTCTTTGCCCTTCTCAAAATAGAGATGGAGAGGAACCCTGATTACAGGAATGACCCTAAGGTAAAACGTAACTATTTTGGGGAATATTCCCTCGACTATGGGGAACAAGTATACTTATTCACAGAAGATAACTATGTTGATGAATTCAAACATGATAAGCATAGCCGTTATGTACTAGGCGTAGACTTTGGATGGACAGATAGACAGTCCTTCTCGGTAGTAGGCTGGAACAAGTTTGATGATGTCCTCTATGAGATAGAGTCCTATTCTGAGTCTAACATGAGGATGGACGTTGTAGCGTCCTATATACGCCACTATATGGAAGCTTATCCAGGGATAGAGATAGTTGGTGACCCAGCTAACAAGCAGTACGTAGAGGAAGTGAGGCGTAGATATAGCCTCCCCATTATGGCGGCTGAGAAGACGGATAAGTATGAATGGATAGAAATTATGAATAGTGACCTATCTGCTAAGCGAATAATGGTCCTCCGAGAGGGGAATGAGCACCACGTCGATGAAATGGCTACCCTAACCTGGAAGTACCTACCGACAGGGGAAAGACTGGTTCAACCAGGGTTAAAAGAGGATGCATGTGATGCCTTCCTGTATGCTTACAGGCATGCATATCATTACATGAAGAGTACTAGAACCACTAAACCAAAAATAGGCTCACAGGAGTTTTATCGCAAAATGGAAGAAAAATTCCTGAGAGAAGCAATAGAAGGAAATGAGCATGGCTAAATCGTATGAGCCCTGGTGGGTTTCAAAGGAGCCCCATGAGGGGCTTGCTAGTATATTTAATAGGCTGGAGAGTACTATAGAGTGTAGAGATGCAGACTTTCGTCGCTTTTTAAGCCTCTACATGAACCGGAAAAATATAGACTTCCAGCCGGGAGATGGGAACGGTGGTACTACTGATGTGTTCCGGGACATACTGGGAGCCCGTCGTGTAAAACTGAATACTGTGGAATCATGTATATCCACTCTGGCTAGCCGTATATCATCTCAGAGGCCAAAGGCTACCTTTTCAACATCCTGTGACAACGGTAAGTATTGGGCATTGAAAGAAAAATCCAAGGGGCTTGAGAAGTTCGTAGAAGGTGAATTTAACCGGCTGGGAGTATATTCTCTAGCTCAGCAGTGTTACATTGATGCCGCTATATTCGGCCTTGGAGCCCTTAAGGTATGTGAGAGGTTCGGGAAGGTGCATGTTGAGAGAGTATTCCCGGCAGAACTCATCGTAGATGAGCAGGCGTGCCTCACTACAAGCCCTAGAGAGATATACCACCGCAAGTGGATTACCCGGGATGTGGCTATTGCCAGATATGGAGATACTCCAGCTAAAATAGAAGCTTTAGAAGAGTGTGAGACCAGAGAAGTCCAAAGAGGGGAGGCTGGCACTGAGTCATCAGACCTAATAGCCATCAAGGAGGGTTGGCATCTTCCTAGTGGACCAGGGGCTGGGGATGGGCGACATGTTATAGCTACAGACAACTATACGCTAGCTAGCAACAAATACACTAAAGATGAATTTCCATTTGTATTCTATCGCTGGACCGAGCCCGTAATAGGCTTCTGGCCGCAGGGCCTTGTAGAAATGCAAGAGCCTATGCAGGATGAAGTCAATAAGCTTCTAGGACGCATTCAGGATGCTATGCACTTCTTTTCAGTAGCCAAACTGGTAACTGAAGAAGGAGCTATAGACGAAGATAAGATGAGGAATATAACGGGTGATATCATCACTTATAAGCGTGGGCAAACACCTCCTCAAGTATACATGCCTCAAAGCGTATCATCGGAAGTATTCCGATATGTTTGGGAAATAAATAATCGTATCTATGAGAACACAGGTGTGTCTCAGATGTCTGCTGCATCAATTAAACCAGCGGGTGTAGAGTCGGGTGTGGCTCTTAGAACCTTGCAGGATGTAGAGACTGGTAGGCATGCCATGAACGCCCAGAAATGGGATTCACTTTTTATTGATATTACAAGACAAATAATTAGAGTAGCGAGGGAAATATATGCTAAGAAGGGGACCTATAAGACTAAATTTGCAGCCGACAAATTTGTTGAAACAATTGACTGGAAAAACATATCGCTCGACGACGACCTTTATGAGATTCAGATATTTCCTTCAAACATGCTACCTCAGACTCCGGCTGGTAGGCTTGAGACGGTCGAGAGACTTATCCAAGGTGGGTTCATTGACCCAAAGCAAGCCATGGACCTCTTAGACTTTCCAGACCTTCAGCAGTTCCAGTCTCTAGCTGGTGCAGCTAAGGATGATATAGATAGACAGATAGGTCAGATTGAGCAAGGAAAACAGGAACTACCGGAACCATACCAAGATATCAGAAAAGGATTAGCATTGATGACTAGCGCCAGATTAAGAGCTAAGATAGATGGCGCACCAGATACCATATTGTCCCTATTTGATGATTGGATAGAGGCAGCAAATAGAATACTAGAACAAGAAGAACAAGCTATGATGCAGCAACAAGCCCAACAGGCCATGATGCAGCAACAAGGACAAGGAGGCCAAGGTGCCGGATGAACAACAACAAGATGAACAAGTATTAGAGCCGCTATTTTCAGATGATTCCGAAGAAACACCGGAACAACCGGCGGCCCCAGAAGCAAAGACAGAGGAAAAGCCAGAAGAGCAGGACCGTCTTGAGAAGTCATACACAGACCTCGACAAGAGAGAGAAAGCTCTCCTTCAGAAGCAAGCTGCCCTAGAAGAGGCAGCTGGCCGATTGGATGAGTATGATGCTCTTATAAGTGCAGCACAAAGCAACCCTCAGGATGTTTTAAGAGCCCTCAAAATAGACCCCCAGGCACTGGCGGGTCAACTACTTGGAACCCTTGAGCCCAAGAAGGAGCCAGAACCAAAGGATGAGATCGCCGTTTTAAAAAGAGAACTGAGCGAATTAAAAAACTTTAAACATGAATTCCAGCAACAGCGAACAGCAGATGTTGAACTGAGTAAAATTAGAAAAGAGATACAAGAGGGCGACCATGAGACCGTGAGAGCGGTTATGGAGGAAAATCCAGCAGTTGTTAATGCTATTCTGAATGAAGCGGTTAGGAGATATAAGAGAGATAGGGTTGCACCATCATATTCTGAGCTAGTAAAAGAGTTTGAAGAACACTATACGAACGATCTTTTCCAGCGAGTAGAAAAGCTTTGGACGCTTAATAAAATCAAGTCTAAGTTCGGTAACTTGAACCCCTCCGAAAAAGCTGCTATAATGAAAGGAGAAGATGATATAGAGTCACAGACGTTAACCAATGATTTACAAACTAGTGCCCCAACCATTGAGGATGGACCACCAGACGGGGAAGACCCGGTACAATGGGCCATAACTTGGGCAAAAAGAAATAGAAACAAACTCTGGGAAGAATAGAAGACCCACCTTAAAGCCGTAAAGTGTGGACTTTCAGAAGCAACTGACTTTTGGAGGGCCAGACAATGGCTACATTAAACACCACA